TTAAATACTGATTTAGTACCAACAAAGAATTTACCATTTTCTGGATTGATACCACAAATGATAGCAGGCGCACCGTCCCATTTAACAGTTATATTTGTTTTACTACCAGTAGTACCGGCCAGCATATTTCTAACTGATTTTAGGAAGTTTAATGCGTTGTCACCACCTACTGCACCTCTATTGATGATATCATCTTCTAGGTGTTCTAGGTGTGTATTCTTATCCTGTGTAAGGAAACCTTTAAAATTAAACATTTTTCTCTCTCATTTTTATCCATTATACTATAAATTGAAGACTTTGGCAAGCCCCCCCAAGCAAATTCATTAACAAATATACTACTATTTATAAGATTATTCTAGTTTAAGATATGGTCCAGCAAAATTAGATTTAGAGGCAGAATATAAGAATATATCTGTCATTACATTGTTTCTCTGCTTGGGTGGTAAATTTATAACTCTATCTACTAGTAAAATGCCAAGATATTTTGAATACTTCCAGGGGTCAGGCGCTCTATACCATCTAGCTATAAATCCCTTTTGTGTTATATCAAGACCCTTTACTTTTAATTTTTTTGCTGTATTATAAAACTCTGTAAAGTATCCACTATTTGGTGCTGTGGCAAATCTAGCAGACACCTGGCTTTCTGGTAATGGTTTAATACCATTTGCTTTTAAAATAAAGTTTAAAGGTCCTAATGATATTTTACCTTGGTTAGCAGTAGCTCCTTTTCCTTCACCTTGCCAGCCTGTTAATGATGTACCACCAAATGACCTGAATTGTGTTTTACCTTTACTATGTTCAAGATAAACATCCATACTATCAAACATATCTGTTTTATTGTTTGCAACAATCTGGTAACCTGTATATGAAACGGATGATTTATTATCTGACATATTATTTTCAGTTAATTTAGCTCTAACACCCTCAATTTTCTTTAGTGAAACACCAACAATATCTTTTGATTTAATATATTTTAACATCAAGTTATTTAAACCTTGAATAGTTGTTGCTTGACTAATCTCACTTCTAACAGCCATTTTACCTCTATTACTAAACATGTAAATATCGGCAGGAGACCATTTGTTTAAATTACCAAAAGCCTTTTCTTTACGGTTAATTTCTTTAAATTTGTTTTCTATCATATTCACGGTAGATGAACCTCTATGAAATTCATAGGTGCCTTTACATGTTTCAAAGAGTTTATTTGCACCTAATATAGATGAGTAATGCCAATGATACGGTAAGTCTAATAAGTCTTCAAACTTAGCAGACACATCACAGTATTTAAAAGCATTAACATAATCTTTTTTACTAGGAGCTTTGTTTATATTCATTTGTTTCTTGTAAACATAGTAAACAAGAGCTGCATATAAACATTGTGCTGATTCATTTCGTTCAGTTTCTTCGGCACCACCACCTGAACCTTTACCACCACCAAAATCTGAGGATTTAAATAAGTCTGATAGTTTTAATTCAGAACCATTACTAGCTTTGAATAATGGTTTACCACGATAATTGTTTTGTATGGTGGTTATTTTACCATCTTTAAACAATCCCTCAATCTCTTTAGTGAGATATTTTAAGGTGACCTCTGTGGTCGTTTTGTTTATGGTAAACTTATCTTTATTTGCAATCTTACTAACTAGAGCTGTCCATCTAGGTACAGTTGTACCTGTAAACTCTTTTAGTAAATCGTCAAATTTAATTTCTGCCATTTAATACTCCTTATACTATTTAGGAGTTTTTGGCAAGTGCTATCCTGGCTTATCGGAAAAGTATTTGAGTTTGTCTGGTACACCGTCCCAATCTTTGGCGTCTTTAGGAACATCTTCGGGTCTACCCTCATCTATGTTTGGCCAGATATTAGAATACTTGGTGTTAATATTCAACCATGTTTCAAGTTCATTACCTTTGAGGTTGCTATCAGGAACGATTGCCTCTACAGGACATTCTGGTTCACATACACCACAATCAATACATTCATCCGGATTAATTACGAGCATGTTTTCTCCCTCGTAAAAACAATCTACCGGACACACATCAACGCATGTCATATGTTTACATTTGATACAATTTTCTGTGACTAGATAAGTCACTTTTACTCGTAAGAGCCTGCTGTCCAGTTCCAAAGAAACTTAGGAATACCACCGTTTACTTGCCAGACTTTATGTTTGTTTTGAAAATCAGCTAATACATATGCGTCATCTTCAAAAAAATATTTACCAACAATATTGTTTGTTGGTTCTTCTACTACATGCCATAAAATTTTACGGCCTTCTTTTACCATATCTACTGTATAACTCAATTTAGTTGTTCCCAATTTGTTGCCTGGCCTCTTATCGCCTCTGTGAAATCTTACCTTTTGTGTTTTAGTCTTTACCATATATTACAATTTAAAGTCACTAAACTTATTATAAGCATCCTCTTTTTCTTCTACTTGACCTGAATCAACAATGTTTTGACTTGCTTGTTGTACATCATACAATCTCATTTTGGCTCTGTCAACACCAATAATAAATGCACGATTGACGCTTGGGTCATTGTATCTATTCTTCAATTGTTTTACTTTCATTTGACCTAATGCCTCTAGTTCTTCGTTTGACATTAAGGCAAACATAAAGTCAGCAGTTGCCGGAAGACCAAAAGATTCGGAAGTATCTTCAAGACCAATATCTGTACTCACAAAACCTGTTCTGGTTGTTTGTGTTGCACTAAAGATTGGTACATTTTGTTCTACAGCCAAACCTCTTAGTTCTTCAGCAATTGCTTTAATATAAAAGTAAGACGAAATATTACCACCTTTAAATCTACTTGAAGCACAAATGTTCAGGTAATCAATAAAGATGACATCAGGTCTAAAGGATTTCTTTAGAGCTAATTCATTAATCAACGATTTAAAATGGCCTGCATGAGCAGACGCCGTTGGATATTCTTTGACAATAAGTTGACCTTGTGTTTTTTCTCTCAACTTTTTAATCTTGCCATCATACAATTGTTTAGGCATATCATGTAGGTCTTCCATTGTAACATCTAATAAGTTGGCGTCAATTCTTTCTGCAATTCTTTCCTCTGCCATCTCTAATGTAATATACAATACATTTAGACCTTGTAGTAAATAACTTGAAGCAACATGACACATGAATAATGATTTACCAACACCTGTACCTGCAAGGGCAATATTCAATGTTTTACTAGGAACACCACCTTTGGTGATTCTATTCATATAATCTAAATCAAATTGATATCTTTTTTCTTTTGTGTGGTAGAATTTAAATCTGGCTTCTGCGTCTTCAATATAATCGTGACCAACTGACTTGTCAAATGATACAGCTAATGCCTCTGATAAGATATGTGGTATTGCCTCAGGGGTTTGTTTCTTATCTTTGTTATCAAGTATTTTGATACCACTTAATACTGCATTGTGAACGGCACGGTCTTTACAAAACTTCTCTGTAGTTTCTAATAACCATTGTTCATCTGCCTCACTATCTTCAACTGCAACAACATAATCTTTTAGATGTTGTAACTCTTCTTCATTAATATCTCTTCTACTATTAAGTTCAATTAGAATGGCGTCTTTAGTAGGAAGATTATTATACTTCTCAATAAACTTAAACACTTCACCAAATAATAATTGTTCAACACGATTGCCAAAGTATTCTTCTTTGATAAAAGGTAAAACTTTTCTAGTGTATTCTTCTTTGAAGAACAAACTATTGATTATTGTATTTTCAATTCGTGATTGCTGTACCATCTTTTATTTTCTCTTCTAGTAGTTCTAATAATATGTCACCAATATAATCTATAAATTCAGAATTGTCAAGCAAATCCTGGTCATTAGGATTCTTGTCAATTGTATAGTCAAACTTCATAGGTAACTTTCCGTCAGGAAGTTGTTCACTTTCTGGTGCAAACGCAACTCTACCATAGTGATAAATTACATCTTTGAATTTACCCTCTGTCAACTTGATACAAGAATAATCTGTGCCCTCTTTCTGAGCAAAGGTATATCTTCTAATCTTCGTCTTGTCCGTATGTGAATTTCTTTTTTGTGTACTCATCAATCTTATCTAATACCTCATTTGTAAAATATTTTTCTGGCTCTGTATTGATAGACTTACCAAATACCTTTGTGCCATCTGGCATTTCATATCTGGTAGATACCTTTTTAAATACACCACACTCTTCACCTAGTTCTAACAGACCATAATGTCTATCTAAACCTTGTTTATAGGATAGTCGTACATCAATTTGAGCATTTTCTTTTGTTATTCTTGACTTAAAGTTTTTACAATGAATGATATTACCAACTACTTCGGTACCGTCTTTTTCTTTTCTCTTACCTAGGTAGATGATTGATGAAGCAGCGTACTTCAAACCTGAGCCGCCACCCATTTCTTTTTGTGGGAACATAGAACCAATTACATCATATGTATGATTGGTCATAATCATGGGAACACCTGCTTGACCTAGTTTTAAGGTCAATACTCTGAAAGTAGATTTAACAATTTGACTTCTTGTCATATCTCTTGTTTCTTTACCAGCAGCCGTATCTTCCATCTCTTTTGTAGTAGATAACATACCTAAACTATCTAATACAAACATCATAGGTTTTCTACTTGCCTCTGGTTGTTCTAAGTATTTTTCAATTACTTTAATTGATTGTGCTCTAAATTCTTGTACTGTTGCAACTGGCATTACAACTATTCTGCTACTATCTACACCACGAGTTTCAATCATGTCTTTTGAGATAGCATTTTCTGATTCAAAGTAGATAACACCTGCGTTGGGGTCTTTATCTAAAAAACTTTTTACTATGCCTAATGCAAAGAATGTTTTACCTGTCGCAGCCTCACCAGCAATTGCTGTGATACGATTGTTTGGTAANCCACCATAAATTGAACCTGATAATAAAGCATTGAAAGAGTATGAGCCTGTATCTATAAACGAATCGACATCACCTCCAGCAACACCATCTTTTGCTAATGTGGC